GTTAATAGGGACTAAAAGTATATATAAGATATATATCATTCTACAGGCCCAGTAGTAAGAAAGCGCAATACAGCGACAATAATACCGACAATAACCAAAATAATGCCATAGTATCTTTCGCTTATAACTGACTGTAAGTAGGAAAAGTTATCAAACAATGCGCCAAATACGACTAGCGCAAAGGAAAACCACATAGTGCGAGATTTCATTTGCCTGTAATGTAATGGCTTATAAAACCTACAAAAGCTGATATTGCAGATACCACCATCATGCCTGCCCACAGGCCTCCACGACCCTTATTGGCTAACTCAAGTAGTTGCTTAACATCTTTGCGTAATTCAGCTACCTCGTACTCCATGTTTTCTACTTTTTGCCAAGTTACGCCAAATTTAACAGGGTCGATTTCCATAATCATTTTGCTTTACGAGTTGTTGCTTTTTTAACAGTTTTCTTAGCAACTTTTTTCTCAAACTCATGGGGAGTGTAAGGTTTTTGAGTGGCAGGAAAAGGCCATGTAGTTTCTACATTAATTTTAGGCATATAGCCTATTTTGTCTAGCAAAAAAGTGACGAGAAACATTAAACCACCTCCACTAATGAAGTTTCTAATAGTTTAATAAATGCGTCTTTACCGACTTTTAATTGGTCTAACGCAAAGCCAGCAGAGTTAATCTTGCGGTCAAGGTCTACACAATGGTTAAACAGGGTTTGTTGCTCTACTGTTAAATCTTCAAAGTTGTAACTTACATCATTGATGGTGATTTGAGTTTTTTTCGTGTTTTCGCTCATTTCATTCTCCTAAAAATTTCGCCAAAAAAGGGTGGCGAATTACCCTACTGCGTTCTCAAATGGTGTTAAATCATGTCCAGCGTAGTAGTCACCTTTAGCAATTTGTATGGAAAGGTGTTCTTTATTACGCTTAACTGTATCAGCCCAATCAGCATCAGTCATATCAGCAGGTTTACCAGCATTGAGTAGGTCACAGCTATCCATTGCGGCATTGTATGAGCGTTGTACTTCTTGTTCAGGTGTTAGTTCTAACATTTTATTTGCCTTTTAAATGAATAATAGAGTTGAAGTGTTGCTAGTCCTGTAATCACTCCGCAAAAGAAACTATAAATATCCATTATTGTCCTTTAAGGGTTGCGATTTCTAATGCTTGTGCTTCTAGTTTTGCGTTAAGTTCTTTTACTGCGTTAATCAAATACCAAGTTAAATTGCTTGCATCAACAGACATTACGCCAGTTGATTCTGTTTTAACGCAATCAGGAAGAATGGCTTGAAGTTCTTGGGCAATAGCACCTAATTGAACGCCTTTAATGTCAATAGCGTTTTGTGGTTCTAATTCAGTAATTTCATCTTTTGTGCGATATTCAAAATTACGCACTTGAATTGCGGTGATTTTATTTAAACCATCGGTGTTATCAATAATGTTCTTTTTAAGGCGTTGGTCAGAAGTAATAGACCAAAGTGTGGAATTATTACCTTGATACATTCCACCACCAGAATTTATATACCCAGTATTTGAGCCTTTTCCTACTGTTCCAGATTGTGTTGCAATAGCCAATTCATTTGTTGCAGACGATGATGATGCCCCAACATTGTATCCAAGATAGGTACAACCAGTTCCAGTTGTTAAAGTAAAACCAGAATTTTGACCTAATATGGTGTTATTTCCACCAGTAGTAATACTATACCCAGCGTTGTAACCTACTGCTGTGTTGTTTGATGCGGTGGTGTTTGAAGCAAGAGACTGCATACCAAAAGCACTATTGTATGAGCCTGTAGTATTTGCTTGTAAAGATTGTCTACCTGATGCGCTGTTGTAATCGCCAGTTGTTGTATTGGTTAATGATAAAGTACCAAAAGCAGAATTAAACTGTGATGTAGTTACTGATAATCCAGCTTGATAACCTACAGCAGTAAGCAATCCTGAAGTAACGGCAGCACCAGCTTGGTAACCAAATAAAGAAGAATATCCTATAGTGTTTGTTGCTGCTCCAGCACCTTGACCAACTACAGTATTAAACGCTGCACTACCACCACCCTTACCAACAGTAAGACCTGATATAGAAGCATCGTTAGCTAAAGTTAAGCTAGTGCCGTTAAATGTCATATTGGCACTACCAACTACTAAACCACTAGAGTTATATAAGACTTGAGTAGTAGTAGACGAGCCTACGCCACCTTTAGTGCCAATAACTTGCACTACGCCACTTGAGTCTTTGTAAAAAAGCTTACCATCAGCAGTATTAATGGCTAATTCGCCAGCTACTAAGTTACCAGCCGTAGGGATATTAGTAGTTGTTGCAGAATAATAAATCGAAATTGGTGTGTAGCCTGTTTGTGCCATTTTAGTATGTCCCGCCAAATATGCCTGTTAAGGCTGTTAATGTACCAACATTATTAATGTCGTTTGTTGCCATATTCAATGCACCTGACATCGGTGTTTGACCGTCTGCTGAAACAGACTGAGTTAATCCGTCAGCTATGTTTTGCATAGTTGTGTTAGCCCAGCTACTTGTAATAGTAGTACCTGTTACTACTGGGTTACCAATAGGTAAACTGTAAACTCCTGATCCATTACGGGACATGATTTATTCCTTTATTGTGCTGCTGTAGCAGTGGACTGCATTAATAGTAATTTAGCTAAATTTGCTCTTTCCATTTCTTTTGCCGCTTCAGGTGTCATTTTAGTGCCTTTAGGAATAGTTTTAGCTATTTCCATGTAAGACGCTGCTTCATGCGGATTGAGTAAAGTTTGTGCAAATTGATTGGCTAACTCTTTATTGGCTTTTCCATAGACCACATCGCTTGCTCTTGCCATTAAATTACCAGCAGTTTCAGCCAAACCACGCCTACGAAGCAAATTAGGCAAGTTAATCTGATTAAGCATATTGCCATAAGCAAGCTTTTGAATAGTATCTGATCCTACACCGCGCCCAGCATTTTCAGCAAATTGACTACGAGCTAAGTCTTGTCTTAAAGCTTCTAATGTATTCATCTTTTCAGGTGAAACCACATTAGGATTGATTGTTTCAACATTTTGAGCCAATTTACCTGCATACATCTTACCGCTTAGTGGGTTTACCACTTTATCGGCGATTCCTTGAATAACATCCATCTCATTGATTGGTTTGGACATTGCAGCATAGGTTTCTCTAGCTACTTTGTATTCAGGGCTAATTTGATCGTTTTCTAAGAATCCAACTAATCTATTTTTAGCGGCCACCAAACCAGCCATCTTATTCTTTTCAGCTGTAGACATATCAGGCTTTTTAAGACGCTCAATAGCATCATCAATTGCCAGTTTAGTTTGATGCAAGCCTTGAATACTGCCTTTAGGATTGTTGATGTCAATACCTAAGTTTTTAGCATTAACTTGGGCTTGCTTCATTGCATCTTTAATAGCAGGTGTTTGTACTAATTGATTGACTTCCTTACTCAATTCAGGGGTAAGCGTCATCTTTTTGCTAAATGCGGATTTGTATAAATCTTCCGCAGCGTTTTCTCTAGCTAAATTCAAAGCAGCGCGTTCACCTTCTGTACCAGCCAATTGATGCAAGGCAGCAACACGGGCATCATTTTGAGCCAATTGTCTTGCAGCCATTGAGTTAGTAGCTTCTTGAGAAACCGCAGTAGCGGCTCTTTGTGCGGCAGCAAGGCTAGGAACTCCAGCAGCTTCTCCAACAGTAGGCATAGAACCTTGTACTAATTCTTTAGCATTTTTAAGGTTAGTTACTGCTTTTTCTGCTTCATTACCAGCATATTGGCGCAATGCACGACCAATAATAGCTTCTCTGCCACCTGTATATAAAGGCTCAATTAAAGCCTTACCAGCGTTATAACCTGTTTTAAGTACTTGACCAACAATAGGAAAAGCACCGCCTAATGCACTTTGAATACCAATATTTTGTGCTTTAGCTTCTTTATATTGTTCAGGATTAAGACTAGTTTGTTCAGGAGTTAAAACGCCTGATAAAGCACCTGTTCCTACACCTTGAGCTACTTTTTGGGCAAAACTAGGAATCATTCCAGTAGTACCAATACCCATATAAGGAGCAGCTTGCCCTACTGCGCTACCTACTTGATTAACGGCACTACCTACGCCACCCATTTGAGCTTGTGTGCCTGATTCAATCTGATTAATAGCATTAACCATGTTATCGCCAGTATTGCCTTTACCGATTAACTTATCGTAGGCTTGGACTAATGCTGCTGGAGATTTAGCAATTCCTGTAGCTACATTAATAGGTAAACTTACTGTGCTAGTTAACGCTTCTTTCGCTGCTTTTGTAGCACCTGTAGGAGCAGAACCATAAGAAGATGTATAAAGCGGTATACCTTCAGGGGAATACTGTATATCTTCAGCACCTTGAGTATACATATTTCCCTTTTCAGGGCGAGCACCAGCAGTAGGATGTTGTTTTAATACTTCAGCTTGTACTTGTTCTTGAGAAGCACCAGTAGGGCCTTCAATTTTATATGTATTACCATCAGGAGCAGATATAGAGTATGTTGGCATTATTTATTCTCTTGTACAACAGTTGCTTGACCCCATAAATTTGGGGTAACTTGTTGTGCAGGTGCATTAGATGGAATAGGCGCAATAGGATTAGATTGAACACCCATTCTTGCTCCTTGTGGCCCAGCCGCCATAGCAATGTCATTTTGAGCTTGTTCACGCATACGAGCTTTTTGAGCAATAACAGCTGGAGCATCACCAATATCAGGGAAATAAGTTTTTCTATTTGTTTCAATTTCATGTGCATTAGTACCAGCACCTGTTTTAAAGCGTAAATATGCTTCAGTCCATTGATTTTGAGCTTGTTTTGCTTGTTGTGCAGAAGCAGGAGTTAAAAAGTTAAATATTCCACCAGCCATACTTGTGGTTGCTTGAGATTGAGGTTTATTAGGATTAAATCCTTTAGCATAAACATCATTTAATTCATTATTAGCACCAACCATTTGACTATGAAATACAGCGGCTTTACCTTGTGATTCATTTAAAGGTTTACCATTTTGCATTTCAAAAGCAGCTTTAGCTTGATCAACAGCAAGTCTGCCAGCACTTATTTTTAATTCTTCTTTTTGATAATCGTTCATTTTGTTTTTGTAATCAGTAAATGAACCTTTAAAACCATCGGATTTAGCCGCTTCAAAATTAAGCATTTCATCAGTCTTTTTAGGAATCATATTTCCTACAAGTGCCGCTTTGTATTCCGAACCTGCACCATATGGATTATTTGTATTTATTTCACGCAAAGCAGCAGATAAATCAGGCTTAGTAGCAGGTGTTACTGCTGTAGGCATTGGTATATTACCAGTATAAGGCCCAGCTAATTCTGTAGTTTTTTCAGGAGTTCCAGTAATTAAATTAGTAATAGCTTCTTCTTTAGTGGCTTTTCCACTACGAATCTTCTCAGCTAATTTAGCGGCTTCTGTATCGCTTTGTTTTCCCATGTAGGCAGCAGTAATCATATTAGCTACTGGTTGTAACATTTGAGCAAAACTAGGCGCAACATAACGACCACTAACCATTTGTCCTTGTGGTTGTTGATTTTGTTGCATCAACATTTCAGAAAAGCGTTGTTGACGATTTAAAGCCTGCTGTTGAGCATAATCTTCAGGGGATAAATTCCCAGTTTGGGATAAGTTGTAATCTGCCATTATGCTTCTCCGTTCCAGCTAGTTGGCGTTTGACCACCACCGCCATATCCGTATACATTTTCTGCGCCATATTTATCCATAGCTTTTTGTGCTTGGTCATAAGGGTCTTTTTTACGCAACATAGCAGCCATAGCTAAAGGACTTAGTCCTGAATATCCGTTGCCATGACTTGAAGGTTGTGCATATTGATTACTTTGTGCAAGTTGTTGATTCATATACGCTTGTTGTGCCGCAGCATTTTGAAATACAGGCATCGTATATTTTTGGTCATCTTGAGGAAAATAGGGGGCAATGTCGCTGATATATTGGCTCATAATTTTGCGTAATCCACCATTTTGTAACCGTCAGGTCGAGTAATAACCGCTTCAGGCATAATTTCTTCAACTTCTTGAGCCATAACACCAATATGTTTACCGTGTCCTGCAAATGGGTCATTCCTAAATTCAGGTTTGTATTCGTATGTGTAAACATTTAGACCGTTAGATAGTTCTCCAACTTGTTCAATGTTTTCTTTCATGCGGATGTCAGAACCCATAATTGCTGCCGCGCCCAAAGTACCGCCAAGACCCATTAATCCGCTATTTAAGCCTGATTGTGCAGCTTGCTGGGCGTTATATGTACCAAGATTGTAGTTACCAGCCGCAGTTGTAGCACCCAATAGATCAGCACCAGCAGTTGTAGCTTGTTGTGGCACATTTTGAAATGTTGGGTTTTGAACTTGTGCGCCAGTACGCAATGCACTTAAAGTATTAAGTGGCATATTGTAATTGGTCAATGCTTGGTTATATTGTTGTTGTTGCGCTGCATTACCCAAATTAGCATTAGTCATTTGATTAGCAAACTGTTGTTGTGCCAACGCATTATTACCTTGTTGCTGTGCTTGCTGATTGGTATACATTTGTTGCAATGCAGGATTATTAGCTGCTTGTTGCGCCAATTGATTCTGATATTGCTGTTGTTGTGCTTGATTATTAAAGCTTTGACCAGCTAATTGATTGGTATAGTTTTGCTGACCAGCTTGATTGCTTAAATTAATATTTGATAGCTGTGCTTGATTTTGATTAATCATGGCAGCATTGTTAGCTTGTTGAGCAGCTAATTGATTTGAGTAACCTTGTTGATTTTGTTGTGCATTAAATCCTTGACCAGCTAACTGATTTTGATAATTTTGATTCATTGCCGCATTATTAGCTTGTGTACCAGCTAATTGATTTTGATAACCTTGCTGGCTTGCAGCATTATTAAACCCAACATTAGCCAATTGATTTTGATTTTGTTGAGTAGTAGCTTGATTGCCAAACTGTCCAGCTTGCAAGTTTTGGTTAAACATTTGATTCTGAACTTGTGCGCCTTGAAGCTGAGCTTGAGTCAATAGGTCGTTTTGACCTTGATTAAAGCTACGCATAGCATTGTCATAAGCTTGAGTTCCCTGAACAATACCTTGATTAGCCAACTGAGCTTTTTGTGATTCAGCTTGTTGTGCCATCTGAGGATTTAAACGGCTCATCAATAATTGAGTTGCAGTATCCCATCCTTGCATACCTGTACCAGCTACATTTCCTTGTAATTGTGCGGCATTGCCCATTCCACTAAATTGTGGGCCTTGTCCGACCATATTATTTTGTTGTGCTTGACCTACTTGCAAGTTTTGTGGGCCTTGTCCTACTTGACCTAATTGTGGGGCATTACCCATTCCTTGTGCTTGTTGTGCGCCACCTACCATACCCATGTTTGGGCCTTGACCTGCCATTTGCAGATTGGCTTGCCCTGTTAATGGGTTTATATTTGCTTGACCAACATTAGTAGTAATAGGGCCTGTTTGTGGATTAAATCCACCACCCATTACATTTTGAACTTGACCTAATTGAGCGTTAATAGCCCCGCCAAGACCCAAACTAGCGTTGTTTTGGGTATCTAAAAGCTGTTGTCCTACATTATTAAGGGATGTAGTAGCAGTCCAAGTAGGGTTACCTTGTGAATCAACACCATTTTCAGCGTAATTTAAGTTGCCGTAAGGTGTAATTTGATTTACACGATTGGCAGCAGCAGCAGCCTGAGCAGCAGTTAAATTACCTGCCGCAGTTGCTTGTGCTGCTCCTGTATAGTCAGGAGCAGGAGGGGGACTAGGGGCAGGCCCTAATCCTAAAAATCCACCACCACCCATATCATTCTCCTCTTGCTGTTCTCAAAGGACATTGGATGTCAAGCCACCGACATTCCTCTCTCCGCATAGCCATAATCACTAAATCACCATCCATATGGGCATCAGGGATTTCGGCTATTACTTTAAAGCCCAAGTGTCGGTTTAACTTTAGGGCATCTGTGTTATCAGCACAAACTTGCCCTAGTATAACGCTAACTCCTAGAATATTAAAGGGATAATCAAAAGCCGCCCACAATAAATCTTTACTAATCCAATTAACTTCACCTGCCGCAGCAATGTGAATTTGACACGCTTTTGGCATAAATCCGTTAAATCCTACTACTGCTACTAAATTACCGTCAATTTCTTGACCTATTGAAACCGTATCTATTGGCATTGGGTGGTTCATCATCCGAACAAGCCAATCGCCCATATATTTTTGATTTTCAGTAGTAACCCTTCTCACAGTACCCCGCCACGCTCCATTACATAATCGGTAGATGCCCAATGCAGTTCAATATTACGGCTAACAGCGTTTAAATTGATAGAACCGCTAAATCCTAGTCCTGTAACGCCTTGCCAAACCTTAGTCGTAATTAACCCGCCTGACCATACATTGTTATCCCATTTAGCAGAATCCCAAATACCTTCAGATTGTGTTGTAGGATTAAATGAAACTGCTCCAAGCTGGGACTGAGTGTCAAAATCCACGCTAAGACCGCATAAAACGGCTGGTACGCCACCTGTAGACTGAAGAATTGGTCTAACCATCATAAAACGTTTTAATTGACCTGCGCTGTCAAAATAGCTATAAGCTTGTTGTGCAGTTGCGCTAATGTTGTTGCCGTCATCGGACAAAGCACTATACAAAGTGCCTACAACTCCATCACTACCAAAGTGCATATCGGCATCGCCTGATACTTCCCAGCAATAACCTTGAATACCTGTAAATCTTGCCCAAGCTTTAGTAATGGTGTGCATTACATATTGCTCCATTCCATTAGGAACAGGAATACTTAAAATTAACATATTTTCAGAAGCAAAATAGTTAATTTGCCAGCCAAACTGTGCAAAATATAAGGTAGCTGCTTGGCTAATAGGATAGTAAATCTTGTCTGTTAGGTTTACTCTAGGGTCTAGTCGGCTAGATTGCAATGCAGAAGCAAGTGGTACAAGTCCATCTTGAGTAAGCAAAAGAAGGTCACCAGCCCATTTAAAGAAGCATCTACGATTAAATGTCTGTCCTAATTGCCAAACGCCTTTTAATGCCCAATTTGCGGGATCGGCAGGGTCAGTACCGTTATATACAATGACTTCACCCATAGAAGTGACAAATACAGCGTAGTCATCTGCGCCTTGTCCAGCATCAAGAGTCCATGTACCCATAGCTTGCAAATAACCTGAATTTCTAGCAATTCCACCAAAATAAAGGGGAGAAGCTGCGCCACCAATAGCATTTACATCTAAAAACCAAGCATTTAAAGTGTCTTTTTGCGTAAAATATAAGCGATTTTTAAACAGGTTTACATTGATAAAAGTTGATGAATCTGCGCCTGTAATGCCTAAAACTGTGTATGTACCAACTACTGTAGCGTTAGCAGTAGGCGTTGTTGCCATAGTGTAAGTAAAGGTAGTTGCACCTGTTACTGTAATGACATAAGTGCCGTTATAGTCATTTGCAGTAGCCCCTGAAATAGTAACCCTATTGTTTGTTATTAGTCCATGTGCAGTTGTGGTAGTAAGTGTAGCGACTGCTCCGACATGAGTAATAGTAGAAATTGTTGCAGCCGTACTTGTTGTAGCTACATAAAACCATGCACTACCGTCATAAATCATTACAGGGTCTACACCATTGCAAGCAACTAAAAAATGCCCTGCTTGGTTGGTCATATTGACAAATTGTAATTTATCGCTAGAAATATTACTAAATACTTTAGTTGCAGGGTTAGCTTTAGTTTCCCAAATATCTGTTCCTGCTGCGCCAAATAGTTTATATCCGCTAGTTTGGGTGTAATTCATTAAAGTATTTACGGGGGTAGTAGCTTGGTTTAAATATGTACCGACTACTGTAGCATTGCCAGCAGGAGTTGATGCCATGTTATAAGTAAAGGTAGTTGTGCTAGTAATGGTAATCTTAAATACACCACTATAGGCAGAAGGGGTAGTCCCTGAAATAGACACATAAGCACCAGTTACTAAACCATGTGCTGTAGCTGTCGTTAAAGTAGCTATTGCATTTACATGGGTAATACTACTAATAGTCTTTACGCCAGTAGAAGTAGTTAATACTGAAACTACTGTATAACCCTTACGCATCGTGACATCGGTTGGGGTTGGATACCAATTAACAAGCTGAACCGCATCTAGCGGTTGCATATTTGCCAATGAATCCCTACCATTCCAGCCACCTACGGGCGAGGGAACAGAAGTTGTATTTGCGTTAAATTTTTTAGCTACGGCCATTATTAAGACCCATAGCCAGTATCGGGGATGTTAGCCCAACCAATCAATACAGCACTTGGCTGTGGAGCGAAGGACAAGGTAGCAGAACCCTTATCATTGGCTTTGGCAACATTTAAGTACCTTGTGTAGTCTTGTTGCAATGAAGTTGTATCAAAAGATTTGATTTGGAAATATTTAAGTTTAGTCAATATAGCTACAACAGAATCATCTAAAACGGTAGTATCGCTATCGTTTTGGAAATAATTTAATACATCGCCAGCAGTATTTCTGACCCATCCTTTAGAACGATATTCAAATCCTAGATACTCTTGGGTGTTATATGGTGGCCAAATCTGAAACTCATTACCAAGAATACGCCAACGAACTCTAGGCCCTGTTGAAATATAACCCGACTTTAGCCATTGCCATTGCTGGGCATCTACTGGGCCAAGCATTTGCCAATGCTTTGTTTTGTCCCAATGCGTATTATCGGTAATAGTTTCGTAATCAGGTGGTAATGGGTAAATAGTCTTACTAAAAGTTACAGAACCGCCTACAGAAGTAGCAGAAGCTAATTGAGTAGTTGTTAAGCTAGTTGAATCAATAACATTATCAACATAGGTATCTTGCGGAATACTTGTGCCTACAATGGAATAAGTATTATCCAGCCCTGCGGTACTTGGAATGTTATTAAGTAAATAAGTCCCATTCGTTGTATCGCAGGTCGTGGTTAGTGCTGTGGTGTAGAAGCGATATTCCAACTCCAATGCTTGCCAATCATGTTCCTTAATCAGGTCATACCCTGCGCGGTTCATCAAAGCCAAGATTTGTTGCACATCCTGACTAGGATTACCCACTACATAAGAAGGCACGGAAAGGTTAAGTTCAGCAGTTACCTGCTGGACTAATTGGAGCATTGTAGATGACATATTAGACTTCCTCTGTGGCTACCGTTTTCTGTTTACGGGGTTTCTTTTCACCAACAGCAGCAAGTATAGCGGCCATTTGGTCTTGCATTTGGGCCAGCTTCGCATCTGTTTCTGCCTTTATTTTAGCAGTTTCTTGCTCTTTTTTGGCAAGTTCTTCTTTTAACCCGTTAATTTCGCTTTCTCGCTTGTCAGTTTCTGCTGCTGTCATAGCTAGATTTAAAAATGCCTTTGCTTTATCGCGAAACGCATAAGGGGACATTCCTGCTGCCATTCCCATGCGCTGTAATTGCTGATCTGATGCTCCTGCAATTGATTCTACGGTATGAAACTTCATTGCGCGTAGTTCTTCAGCCTGCGATTTAGAAACTAATGGCCATTCTGCTACAGGAGTGCCAATAATTTGTTCATCATTTGCGCCTAAACGATTTTGATAGTTAGCCCATTGTTGCGGAAAACGCTGTTTATGGCTATTTAGCACATAAGTATCGATTTCAGTCAAAGTATCGCCAGCTACACAAATATGAACAAAATCAAACTCTTTGTATATTGGTCTGCCAGCTTCTACTGATTCTTGTTCTTGATGTACTGGGCGTTTATAGAAACGAACCTGTAATCGGCTATCTGCATTTTGCTCATCTGATGGTAAAGCCATTTTTAATTCTCCTCAAGGTATTAAGGTAAAAAGTTAAACAAAAAAAGGGCTACCCTTTTGAGGTAACCCTTCGTTTTTACTACAAATTACTATTAAACACTAGCCTTACTAAACCAGCCATAATCGCCTGATGCCATAGAAGCACCTGACAAATATGTACCAGCAGAAGGAGTTGCTTGGAAAGTTGATGCGTTAATTGTGCAAGTTGCTGTCGATACACCGATTGCTGCACCTGCTTGTGCAAAAACATAACGGAAGCCGTCAGAACCGAACACTTCAGCACCTAAAGGGCCAAATGTTGCAATTGCTGTACCAGCAGAGTTAGGATTTGTTTGAGCAGTATTGTAAAGATCAACACCAGCTAGGGGGGTAATTGTAAATGCCATGATAATTTCCTTTTCTATTCGAGTTAAGTTGTCTGATAGGTATTAAGACCCTGTCAATACACCTTGTAGGAAGCTATTGGAGCAAGTTAAGTTACCAGCCCAGCCGTAAAGCTTAACAATAGCGTCTTGATTAATTGACTGACGCTCGCCACCAATAGGAACGAAATTACGCTCTTTGTGTGGGCGCAAGAAAATGTAGTTTGTGTTCAACAAATACATAGTCGTTGCAGATTCTTGTGCGCCATAACCGCCACCCAAGACCACATCAGCCGACATACCACCACCGTAGAACTTAAGGGATGCAAAACCAGCAGCACCTTCTTCAGTTCCTGCAATACGCTGAATAGCTTGCAAAGAAGCAACATAGTATTGATACAGAGTGTTACCAGCAACAATTAAGTCTACTTTGTCTGTACCGCGAACAGATTTAATTGCGGCAGTAGTCATAGCAGCTTGAATTGTAGTAGCGGAAGTAGCACCAGTAGTTGCTTGGTTCTGCCAAAAAGTCCAGTTAGCACGGTTAATACCACCGTAAGTACCTGAAGTAGGTGAAGTTGAAACTGCTGCTGCCAAACCAGTAATGTTTTTACCGCCATTACCTGTACCGTCACCATAGATGTCAGTAGAGATACGGTTTAACAAACGAGCTTCAGAAACTTGCATACGACCATCTAACAGGTCGATGATTGCTTCTTTAGAGCTATTTTGCAACATTTCTAGACCACTCATTGTCACAGAATCAGCATACTGAGTAATGCTGTACTGAGCCGCAGAAATAGGGCTATCAGGAGTGATGTTCAATACCTCATACCCACTATAGCTATTAGCGTTGTTGGTATTTGGATCGTTGTACATAATTTCCTCGCTCGGTTGTTACAAGCTGATCCAGCTTGGTGTAGTCGTTTCTGTTCCGCTACACTCTTTGGCTTCTTTGTGCTACAAGTTATGCCAAAGGTCAGACTATCGCTCCATCGTTTCCCGATGCCCTCTCACTTAGTCGTTCACGGTGGCTTTCGCCTTCCGCCCTGTTGTCCCCTTCGGGAGTTCCAAGTCAATCAGAGAGGGTTCTCACATCTACATTCGACTGTAGAGTGACCCCATTGTTAGTTAAGGATTACGTTACCGCCACTAAAGGGTCTTACGTTACCTTTAGAGTTTAATCTTTGAAGAATTGCGTTATTTTGTGTCAAGTTATCAGCCAGTACACCGCTACGACTTTGAATGGTTGTAGCGATAATATCGGTGATTGCTGAGTTAGCAAATGCCATGATATTTCCTTTATAAAATTAAGTTAAACCCGACCACCCTCTGCATCGGCTAAAGAAGCCATTAACAAAGAGCGTCTATCCTTTGCATCTGATTTAGACACCTGACCGCTAGGAGTAGCTGATCTTGGACTAACAGCAGTTGCTTTAGCCTTTGCTACTTGTTGTGCCTTAGATGCTTGGTTACCTGCCGATTTCAGGAGTTTGTCCTGTTCTAGCTTGTAAGCTTCATCGTTCATACGCACAGCTTTTGCATAAGCCGTTTCTAGGTCTTGGGCTAAACCTCGCTCAAGTAATTGAGCCATATCTTCCCTTACCATCTCAAAGTGCGGAAACCGCGCCTTGTCACTACTTACTCGACTGATTTCTGAGGTCAATCGTGCATTTTCTTCTTGATCTCGTATCGCTGACAGTTGCTGAACTTGTTGCTGTGTTGCTTGAAGTTGTTGCATTAACTGTTGTTGATACGGGTCTACATACTGCTGTTCAGGCATTTGTAAACTATCTTGATTTAATTGTATACCGTAATCTTGTGCAAGTCTATGAAACATCTGCACTTTTTCGTGATACGGTGCTTTTGTTAAAGTCATGTGGGCGCGACCAAGATTATTAATCCAAGCTACTGGATGAATGTTTTGGGCCTGTAATTCAGGTACAAATGGCCCAATTGCTTCGGTTAATTGTCTTGCATTGTCAGCTTCTGCCTTGTAAGCGGATACTCCACGCTTGTATTCAGCTTCCCGTTGATTGGCATATTCGGCAAATTTACTAAAATCTTCCTTTTTTAAAGGTTCGCCTTTTTCCATTTTGTCCCAAATCTCTACATATTCTTTTTTCCATGTAGTTGGGCGCGTAGGCTTTTCTTCAGGCTCATGACTAGTTTCTGCCACCAATTCAGGTTCTTCAGCCGTATCGTCTGTGGTTTTCTTTGATGTAAAACGCCCTTTTTCGTCACGCTTTTCTTCGTTTTCAATTTCAATTGGGTCATCATTTACCTCAATTTCCTTTTCAACAGGGGATTCTAAAGTGCCTTCTTCGGCTTGTTCTAGCGCGGCTTCTAACATTTCTCTACGGTCTAATTCTTCGCTCATGTAATGCTCCTTATCTTAATTTTTCGTATGTTAGTTCCGCAATTTGACGCTTACGGGCTTCTTGGTCTTTTCTTGAAATTTCATGCACTTTTTGCTGCATTGGTACATCATTACCAATCTCAATACAATGATTGCGCTTTAGGTTTTCACGATGTTTAGAACGAGAAGATACCCATTGACCATCAGCCATAGATATATGACCTTCAATGTCGGACATGACCATTGGGGCTTCCCTAGTTTTCATAGCGACTTTGTCTAACCAAGAAGCCTTTGCAGCTTCTAAGCCAATAGTGGGTGTCCACCATTCAATAAAGAAATCTTCATCGCTTTGAACCGCTTTTACATGGTTATTTTCTATCCATCCACAATTAGGGCATTGCATTACATTCTCCTTATTAAATCAGGGATTTGGTCATATTCGCTAGGTCTTAAACACACTACGCTGTCATACCATTTAGCGTTTTTCCAACGCCAGCATACAAATTCTTCTTTAGGAAGCAAAACAATGGTTTTAACGCCCAAAGCACCTGCAAGATGAGCCGTACCTGTGTCTACAGTCACAATTCCCTTCATTGCCTTCATGTGGGAAGCAGTTTGTACCCAGTTTTTCTTCCATCCGTCATTAGGAAGTGGGTGAAATAAGCCATTAGAATTAGGATTTAAGCTATATGCGTCATCTCCGACCATTTCGGCCATGTGTTCATGAGCAATTGACTTAACATAGTACAAAGTTTGTTTAGATGCTTCCCAATTCACCCCGATCTTAGATGGAATGTTGCTAGGAATAGCGTGTAAATAGCCTTCAGAGCCGACTATTTTGTTTTTAGTTACTGGAAACAAGGACTTAACAAGGGGGTGGGTAAGTGAAATGTAATATGGAAGTGACATAGAGCCAATCCAGTAATCAGATTCGACCACAGCACCAGTTTCTAATTCATTGCTAAACACATCTACTGCTTCAATTTGACCCAATAAGTAATGAAGCGTACTTTCTTGCAAAACTACAACTTTTTTTGCGCCTAAAGCTTTTAATGCAGGTAGGAATCTAGCAAACATAATAATGTCACCAAAACCTTGTTCCATTTGGACAGTAATGGTTTTCCCTAGTAGCGATTCACCTCTCCATACAGCCATTTTTAAAGCTGGTGAATAACCTACGGCTTGTTGAGCAACAATGTCAGGATGCCAACGATATTCAAAACCCCTAAAACCAGCTTCGTATCTGCCAGCGTGTAAATGTTCGTAGGCTAGTTTGTATTGCGCGTCTGCACTTAATGTAGAAGTATTAATACGGATTCCTCATCGTCTAATTCCTCTAGGCGTTTGGCTTCCATATACATCAATTGCTCTTGTATAAGAGATTGCTGGTTTCTGTAAGCTACTGCCTCAAGGATGTTATCCCGTTGTCTTTCAAGGTAGCTTATAGACCGTTGTAAATCTTCTGTTTCAGCCAACGGTATATCAGCCTTAACCTCTTGTTTTGATTGTACTTTAGTTTGCTTAACTTTTGCAACAGGATCAATTAAATCCTTAAACGCTTGTTTGCGCGATGCGTTTCCATCTTTAGTAGCTTTTTCTAATAAGCGTTGGCGTTGAGCAATCTTTTGTTGAATCTTTTGGATTCTGCGTAGTTCTTCTTCTGTGTACCAAGCATCATCTCCACCTGCATGACCAGTAGGAATGGGAGCAACATATACCTGAAAGGCATTGTTTTGAAACGCATTGGCTTGAAAAGCAGTTGAAAACACTAGAATGTTCCGCCTGATACCCCTACATACTTAGTAGCTGTAATGGTTGTGCCAGTTATAGCTGCGGCTGTTGTACCGCCAATAGCAGGTGGGCTAGACAAGTCTAAAGTACCGCCTAAAGTCAAGTTTCCGCTAGTTGTTACTGTGCCTGTTAAAGTCAAGCCATTGACTGTGCCTGTACCGCCTACGCTTGTAACCGTACCAGTATTGGAAGTCTTGTTATTAAAGGTAGTCCAGTCTGTGCTTGTAAGGTAGCCATTGACGCTTGTTGTGGCGGCAGCCATAGAAATAGCTGGAGTTGCACCACCGCTACTTACTACTGGGGCTGTGCCTGTTACTGAAGTTACTGTTCCCTGTGGATTGGCAGCAGTAGTAATACTTGTAACACGCCCATAAGTATCGATTGTGATTACAGGAATTAATGTGCTAGAACCAGTTGTGCCAGCCGTTGCCACACCTGATGCAAGGTCAATAACAGGGGTTACGCCACCTGTGCTAGTTATGCGACCAGTAGTTCCACTTACAGAATTGACATAAGTACCTGAGGCTTGTTTGCCATTAAATGTATTCCA